AAATAAATGCTTGAAATGATGGACCTGATAATATAGAGCTTGTTGTAAATGTAGGTAATACTGGAGAACTTCCTGACAGATTAGCTAAATTAAAAGTATATTCATTTTGATCAAAATAAACAACTCGGCCGACATTTAATCCATCAGTATATTGATTGTTTGAGTCAAATAATATCGTACCCAAATTTACAGCTAAAAATGCAGATGCCGTAACATCACCGTTTGCAGTTAAATAAAATCCACTTGATGATATTTCCATGTTACCGTTACTGCCAGAAATGTATTGTGATGTCGGATCTCCTAGAAAGAATGTTTCTGTATGTACATCTAATTCAGAAGGATTAGTTGCAAATCTAAAATAATTGTTTGCATCACCATATAATTCCAATCCAACACCGCTATATGGTACTCCGCCTTTAGTTCCGGCTGACCCAGATAATGCAGATCCAGACCACATTAAGAATCCAGGAAAGCCGGCAGCAAATCCTTCATATCCTAGGGATCTAACATATCCGGTATTTTTATATCCAGATATTGCTACTCCTGTAGATAGAGAATCAGCAACATACAATGAACCGGTAAGCATGGAATAATCTCCATCTACATAACGATTACCTCCTTCCCAATTTTTATTGTACACATAACTAATCTGTTTGCTTTTTTCTCCATTAACATTGTAATATTCAGTTTTAAATGTTAATTGATTTTCAGATTTATGTGCAGTTGGTACTAAGGTTCGTAGTCTGGTATAGTTAGGAGAATATCCGGCGTCATTATCCGTAGTTGTTCGAATATCAGATACTTGCCATGTGCCAGATTCTACTACTAACAACAGTACTGCATATCCTTCTCGGTCTGTTTCGAAATTAAAAACTATATCATCAAATCTTTGTGAGTCCCCAGTTACTTGCAATTCACCAATACGTTTTCCTAATTTAACAGGTAGCTCTTGGTTAAAATAATCGGTAGAATCATAATCAAATGCACTTCCAGATAAATACAAAGATAATTTTGGTGTACCAGATCCGGAGACTGTTCCTATGGCATCTATTGTTATTTTATACTCAGAATCTGCAATAAAATATCCTTGATATGCTGAATTAATTTTTGCTATGCTAACTGCACTTTGTGCTGATATATCTGCATTATTTTGTATCAACATGGAATTGTTTAAAGATTGTGTAGTCCATGTTAATGTTGGGGATGTTATTGTGTTTCTACCGTTATAAGCTACGGCATTCCAATATGTGTTAATTGTGCTTTGGGTTACAAATGAACCAATGCTTTGATCCGGAAATAATGATGCAGTATTTGTTACAAATATTTCCGTTTCTTCCAATTCAACGTCATTTAACAATTCCCATGTTCCAACCGTACCGTTATTGTTCATAAACAATTTAACTCGGGAAACATCTCCAGTAGCCGGATTAAGATCTTTGATTTGAACTAATGCAAATGATTCTGAATTTTGGGTTGCTGTATACGTAGGAGTAGCTTCATATGTTAAACTATAAGTAGAAGCATCAAAATTTGAATACGTATGCAATGAAATACTTTGGCTACTATACGCCGTATATTCAGTGTCTAACAATGCTATCGTAGGGTTTAATATCTTTTTTATAGTAGATACATATTCTGTTGTAGATATAGGATATGCTGGCGTAGGCGTAGGATTAACTGGCGTTGTTACTGTTATCGTGCCAGTTGACATATCTGATGTAAATACACCACCCGTTAACTCTACAGCTGGTTGATTGTTATATAAAAAATATTTTACAGTGCCAGTACTATATGTTGGGAATTGTTGCGAACCAGAATAGGTACGATTTAATTGAACTCCTACTTGTTCGGTAATTACTAGTTCCGGAGATTGTTCAAATATAATTTCAGATATGTTTGATACGTTAGGATTAACTGGTACAGTTCTACTCCATTTAACATTTGATTTACCCTGCCATTCTGCTGGAGCATTAATTGCTTCACCAGTCAATGTTATTACACAGTCACCGGGAGAAGTTTCTTCATAAATATAAATTGCAACTACCCGAGACTTATCTTCATCGATGTAATTGACAACTGCATGATATATTGGATCGCCGTTATAATCTAAAACTTCAATGTTTAAATAACTACCGGGACGTAAATTAGTAGGATGACCTCGAAACTTAAACAAGTTTTTACCAGCAGTTAATCTGTTTGGAAACTCAGATATCTGAAAATATTCTGGTGAAGTTAATGAGGTATCAGTGAACCAGACATCGATAAATTGTAACCCTTTATAGACCGCTTCTTTTCTTTTCATCCTACTGATATCTTTTTATATAAATATCAGGTATGACAGATCTCACTAAATCCGTCAATTTTATTCACTTCAATTAAATTATCAACCATATCTCGCATAGAATCAACATGAGATACGATGATTGAAAAATCGAATTTAGTTCGTAAATAATCAAATAAATTAACTACAGCAGAAATATGTTCAGCATCCAATGAACCCCAGCCTTCATCGATTGCAATAAAATTAGGACGAGGCAATGCAGACACATTGATAAGTGCAATACGTATTGCTAACGATGAAATAAAACGTTCCATCCCGCTTGTTAATTCTAATGGCCAAAAATTATCTTCATTGTATATGATATATCCATTAATGTTTTTACCATCACTCTGAAGCACCATATTAAAATCAACAACCTGATTAAGCACATTGTTTATTTCAGTTTCAATCTTTGGCATTGCCTTGGCAATTAGCTCATACGGTATGCCATCACGCTTAACAGTTTGCAAATAATATTCATATGCTTTGTATTCTGTTTCTAATTTTTTATATGCATCTAACTGAGTAATTGCATTTGATTTCGTAGTTTTAGCAACCTCAATTGCTCCAAACAAAGATTTAATTGTGTCCTGTGTAGATTTTATTTCTGCCGAACAAGATTCGATACTTTGTTTACAAGTTGCAATTTTTAAATCTACACTTTGATTATGAATTATTGCTGTCGCATTTCCACGAAATGATTCTTGCCGCTCTAAACATGTTTCTAGTTCAGATTCCTTTGTCTGCAGTTCATTTTCTGCAATTTGAAGTTGCAATTCTAATTTTTCAATTGAACTTTGTTTGTTTTGTAGATCCGTTTTTAATGAAACTAATTCAGAATATCGTTGTTCATATTGTTGTAATAAAGAAATTTCTGCTACAATATCCTGTTTAACCCGTTGCAACTCGTTTAATATGTTTCTGTCTTGATCAATTGTATTTTGCGCTTCGATTGCATTTTGTACGAAAACGTTAGATGCACAGTATTCACATTGCGGATCATATTCATGTTCGGCAAGATGCTCAATTTTTTCTTGTTTAGCATTTACAACTCCTTGTTGTTTGTCAATGTCATTTTCAATTCGAATGAGATTGTTGTTGAAAATTTTTAATTGGTCTAATTGTTCTAATAATTCAGGTTCATCATAATTACGAATGTCATTTTTTATCGTGTCTCGATCTGTTTTTAATTCTTCAAGAGTTTGCTCCGATTGATCGATATCAAATTGTAATTCGTTAATTTTTTCAGTTAAATTGGTTTCTTGTTTTTGTAATTTTGTAATATCCGGTCCGTTATATGTAGTTGGTAATTTTGTTTCAATTAATGATACTATTTGTTCTTGCAACTGATTTCTAGATTCTTGACAATTATTTTCTTGCTGTTCTAAATCAAATATAGTTTGTTGATTTGTTGTTATAATATTATCCGCACTAACAATTATTTCTGCAAAATCTGTTTTTTTGTATTCTTTTAATTTACCAGCCGTTTCTTTAATTTCATCAGATGCTAATTGATATAGCTGTTCAAACACCGTAATATCTAAAAACTGTGAAAGAAGATCTTTACGTTCTCGTTGTGACTTTTCAATAAAATTATTGTTATCGGCTTGCAAAGAAAATGCCGTTAAAATAAAATCATCATATGTTCCTAAATATCTACGAATTGATTTATTTGTATCACTTCGTTCTTCTCCATTCAAGTTTTCCGTTTCAGTGTAAAAATCTACTAAAACTTTAACATGACCATTTTTTTGTTTGATGCCAGTTCGTTCAATAGTGTATATAACACCATTCATTTCAAACACAAATTTACCTCTGAATGATGCTTTTTTGTTGTTTAATACTTCATGAGCTTTACCAGTTTTGCTACATTTATCAAAAATAGTATATGTTATTGCATCTAATAATGAAGATTTACCTGATGTGTTTGCAGCAAATAAGCCATGCACATCCTGCATATTTTCGAAGTTAATGATGTTACCTTCTCCGTATGAAAACATGTTATCAAATTCAAATTGAATAGGATGCCAAGTCATATGCCGTACTGATTCTACTGCAGGTAGTTTAGAATTAACTGTGCGATTGATGTGACGTATTGCATCTGTTTCTTCTGGTGTTGCTTGTGGAAAATTAACTGCGATAAAATCTGTAATCAATGTATTCTGATATTCAACATCACGTACATTGCCAATTGTAAACGATGAAGTTGCCGATGTAGATGCTGAATTTGTGTTTCGTTGAATTGTGATGTCTTGCACATCATATTTTTTACGAATCGTAGCAATTAGCTTTTTCATATCCGCAGCATCGGTATTATTAAATTTAATACGGATCCTAGGTTTATTTGGAATTCGGTGCGGAGCATTAATAATTTTAGTGCCTTCGCATTCTAAAGTTACATATCCATAATCATTATGTATTTGCACAAATTTAGCTTCACGACAAGGCAAGTCCCATACTAAAATTCCATGGTCTAATGCTTCTC